TTCCAATCTAACCAGTCAACAAATGACAACTATTAACAACCACATGAAAAACATGTATGAGTTCATGGAATACAGAAAAAACTCAGACCGTGACTTTTACACAAATTTGAGACTTTTCATTGAAGGCTATAACAAAACAAAAAAACTGAACAATTTGGGAGAAACTGAAAAATACTTGTTGATGAATTTTATAGGCACCAACAAGACAAAAGAGAGAATTTCATAATTACCGAAATTTCGAATTTTTGCGTTCCGGCCCAAGAATTTTTTTCGACAGCTCCAAAAGTCCAAAAAGCGAATCCACTCCTAGCGTATAAATAAAAGATGGCAACAAACATACAGAAACTTTTCTCAGACATAGACTTCACACTCGCAAAGAGACCTGTGTTGGGTGATATCGCTTTGAGTTATGATAACCAAGCTGTTATTCGCTCAATCCGGAATATATTATTGACCAAAAAATACGAAAAACACTGGAACCCCAATTTCGGTTCAAATGTTGATACACTTCTGTTTGAAAATGTATCGTTTACAACTGCAAATGCACTTGAAAAAGAGATTGCAACTACAATAAAAAATTTCGAACCTAGAGTCGACCTTAAAAATGTTGTGGTGAAACCGTATACAGACAGAAATGCCTATGATGTTACTTTGACGTTTTTTATAGCAAATGCAACACAACCAACTACTGTAACAGTTTTTTTAGAGAGAAACAGATAAAATGGCAGGTGCAAACTCAAATTTCAACATAACAGAACTAGATTTTAATTCTATAAAGTCTAGTATAAAGAATTATATGAAGGACAATGGTGTTCTTCAAGATTATAACTATGAAGGCTCTGCCTTATCCACTTTGTTGGATGTTTTGACTTATAACACACAGTATAACGCATATTATCTAAACATGGTCGCTAATGAAATGTTTTTAGATACTGCACTACAAAGAAATTCTGTTGTTTCACAAGCAAAACTATTAAACTATGTTCCAAAGTCAGCAATCGCACCTTCAGCCACAATCAACATTACAGTAAACAACGTAACATCAGACCAATCTCTGACATTACCAAAATATACAAATTTTTTATCAGAATCAATTGACGGTGTAAACTACAACTTTGTTAATGCAGATACACATACAGTAAATGTTGTAAATAATGTTGCACAATTTAATGACGTTGTTTTGAAACAAGGTAATGCACAAACATATTCTTTTACAGTTGACAAGGGAACTAACCCAAAATCATTGTTTAAAATACCAAATGCGGATATTGACACAACAACACTTTTGGTTGCTGTTCAAGAATCTTCTTCAAATACATCAATAACTAATTTCACACGTGCAGATAACTTCTTAACCTTAGATGGTAATTCCAACGTATTCTTCTTACAAGAAGGCATGAATGGTTACTATGAAATATATTTTGGTAATGGTGTTTTAGGTAAAGATTTGAATAATGGTAACATCGTAAGATTATCATTTATTTCCACTAGAGGTCTAAATGGTTCAGGTGCAAATAACTTCACTGCTATGGCAACTATTGGTGGTTACGGAGACATTGTTATTACACCAGTATATGCAGCTTCTCAAGGTGCCAATAGAGAAACTATTGATTCAATTCGTTTTCAGGCTCCAAAATCATATGCATCGCAGAAAAGAGCTGTTACACAAGACGACTACATTACCGCAATTCAACAGAACAATTTAGGATATTCTTTTGATGCAGTCAATGTTTGGGGTGGTCAACAAAATGATCCTCCAGTATATGGTCGTGTATTTGTTTGTGTCAAACCATCTGGTTCCTATACACTAACTGAGAATCAAAAATCAAAATTGGTCAAAGATGTTTTGAAACCAATATCTATTATGACGGTTGAACCAACGTTGGTTGATCCTGATTATACTTACATCCAGATTACAGCAAACGTTCTATATGATCCTAAGAAAACTGTTTTGACCGCTGCACAGATTAAATCTTCTGTTAAAAATGCAATTAATACCTATGCGAAGAACACATTAAACACTTTCAACTCAACGTTCAAAGCATCCGAATTTAATAATTTAATCAACTCTGTTGACACATCAATCATCACAAACGAAATTTCAATCAACTTACAGAAGAAATTTTTTCCAAATCTAACCACACCTACGACATATAAGTTATACTATGGTGCTGAATTAGATAAAGGTATGTTTTTGACTGGTATTTTGAGTTCACCAACAGTTGTTTACAGAAATCCATTGAACTTGTCACAAACAATACAAGGATTAATTATTGAAGAAGTTCCTTCATCAACTGGTGGTGTAGAATCCATCACACTTACAAACCCTGGTTTTGGTTATCAATCAACTCCAACAGTCACCATTTTAGGTGATGGTTCTGGTGCAACAGCTCAAGCTGTAGTTGTTAATGGTGTGATTAGAGAAATTAAAGTTTTAACCAAAGGAACAGGTTACACTTCAGCAATCGTAAAAATTACTAATGCTGCAAACGACACAACAGGAACATTAGCTGCAGCAACTGCCACACTTGAAGGTAAATATGGAACATTGAGAACATATTACAATAGCGATTTGAATGTTAAGACAGTATTCAACGGCAACATTGGAACAGTAGATTATAAGGGTGGTATTATTACATTGAATGCTTTTGCACCAATTCAAGTTGACAATCCATTAGGTCAACTAACTGTGACGGCAAAACCAGTTTCAACAATCATTTCATCAACTTACAATAGAATTATTACAGTAGATGAATTTGATCCACAATCAATCATTGTTAACGTAACAGCTAAATCAACATGATAGATACAGGACAACTAACATCTATACTGGTCAAAGACCAGTTACCGGAACATATCCGTGATAATTCTAATTACGAAAACTTCCACACATTTTTGAAGGCATATTATGAATGGATGGAACAAACAGGTAGAGTTTCAGATAGAACAAAGAATTTACTTTCTTATAGAGATGTAGACCAAACAACTGAAGAATTTTTAGACTACTTCACGAATGATTTTCTTCCGTTCTTTCCTAAGGAAACACTTCTTAGTAAAGAAGAAACAATCAAGGTTGCCAGACAACTATACCAAACAAAAGGAACACCAGCATCATATGAGTTCCTGTTTCGTGTTCTATTTAATTCCGAATTTGAAGTTTTCAATACTAAAGAAGCAGTATTTAAAGCCTCTGCTGGAACATGGTATGTTTCTAAGAGTTTAAAACTTGCATCAAGTAATAGAAATTTTTTAGATACCAAAAATCTTAGAGTATTTGGTATAGAATCCAAATCGATTGCAACTATCGAAGCCGCTGTATTGGTTGGTGACAAGACTGAAATTTTTATTTCTGATATTGAACGTCTGTTTGAATCTGGTGAGTTTGTTAAAATTGTAGACTCCAACAACCAAGATGTGTTGTTTGATGGTGAAATACTTACAGCAAAAATTGTAGGTCAAGTTAGTCAAATTAAAATCAATTCACAAAAACGTGGTGCATTATATCAACCAGGTGATCCTGTTGTTGTATATGATGGCATGGATGATCCTGCCAATGGCGTTGGTGCATCAGCTATCGTTTCCGAAACTACTAAAGGTTCTCTACAAAGAATCAACGTAGTTAATGGTGGATTCGGTTATTCTTTAAAACCAAATACGATTGTTACAATTATTGGTGGTGGCGGAGCAAAAGCAAACGTATATGCTCTATCGGATTTCTTACCACCATCTTACACAATTGTTAATGCTGGAACAGGTTACAGAGTTAATGATAGAGTCAATCATTCTAATGCTGCGTTTGCTTATGTCACAAGTGTGAATGAAAATGGTGCTATCACAAGTATAAAATATATGCCATCTGTGAATGCTCGAGCAGTTGTAAGTTTAACAGCAACAGTAGAATCATCCAATCCTTTGGCAAGCGGTGCTGTTATAACAACTGCGCCTGCGCCAGGTAATGCCAGAGCAAACGTGAGTTACATATCAACAGATATTATTGGTTTTAAAGATGATGTTGTTATTGGTAACAGTCAATTCTTCTTTGCAAATATGGCCAGTGCCAATGCAAACACCAGATTGATTGATGCTTTTTCTTTTTCAACATTAGAAACAAGTTCAATTTTCAGTATGGTTGTTGATAATGGTGGCGGCGGTATTGCTGCCATACCAAATATTCAAGTTACATCTACCATACCAACAGAAGATGAATTCAATACTTATTCAGCTGCATACTCCGATATTGCACCACTTGGCATCTTAGCACCGATACAAATCGTTAAAGGTGGTGGATGGTATCAAGCAAACGATAAAATTATTTTTAGTGGTGGTTCTGGCCATGGTGCATATGCGAATGTAACATCTGTCGGTGCAAACGGAACTATCACAGGAATTTCTTATGTATTTGATCCTGCTGATCCGTTTCCAAAATATCCTTTGGGTGGAACAGGATATAAAAATGAATTTTTACCATCAGTATCTGTTCAATCCGCAAACACTCATGCATCAGGTGCAGTCATAACTGTTCCTGGAATATTAGGAACTGGTGCAGAATTTTCTTTGGTTGTGGACCGAGTTGGTTCTGTTACATCAATTGCACTAGAAAATTATGGCGAAGATTATTCATCACAACCTGGTGTTTCTTTGAAGGTTCAAGACATTGTTGTTTCAAATGTGGCAATAGAAAACTTACCACGTAAGGGTGAATATATCTACCAAGGTCCAACAATTGACTTGGCCACATATGCAGCCAGAGTGAATTCAATTTCTCTATTGGCTCCAGATGCAAACACAGAACTGTCTTTGTATAATCTACAAGTCTTTAACTACAACGCAAATCCAAATCCAAACTTGATGTTGAAGATATTGGGTGAAGATAGAAATATCAATTTGAAGATGGCAAACTCTGCCTTCCCACAATTCACAAAGACATATTCATATTATGATGCATCAGGAAACAGAACAGTATTTACCAGAAATTATAACAAACAAGGTTACATTTCTTATGGTGATGGTTCCGCAAAAGCAAATGCAACTTTCTTGAATGGCCTTGTTATTGGTTCTGGTCAATACTTGACCACACAAGGACAACCAAGTTCATTTGATATTATGCAGGATGACCGATATAATAATTTTACATATTTAATTACGGTTGACAAAGAGATTTCAAAGTATAGAGAAGTCTTGTTGGGTCTATTACATCCAGTTGGTTCAAATGTTTTAGGTCGTTATGGATTGAAATCATACAACAATTTGAATATACATCCATTGCAATCGGTGTATACATCCAAACCTCTATCGTATTATCTCGGTGCATATGTTAATGATGCTGTGGAAATCGTAACAGATTTTAACAATAAGAGTAACAATGTAATTAAGTTTACTCATTTGCTGGGTGCAACTTTAGAATCATTCATATATCCAAACAAGTCAACTATTCATATACAGACTAAAAATGGTCCAAATGTTTACTCGGAAATTATTGACGTAAATGGCGTGGAAGGAACAATCACGCTTGCAAGTAATGTTTGGTTAACCTACGCAAATGTTGCGGTGGTAACAGGCAATTCTGGTTCTAATGCACTAAATATTACATCTTTGACTGGTCTTTATGACCTAATGAACAATGGAAATTATACTGATGCTCAATATCCAATAAAAGATATTGTTTATAAAGGTGATGTTATTCTTGTTGATAATAATACAAGTAAAGTTGTGAATTCAGTTGATTATGTGAATAAGAAAATATATCTCACATCAAATCTAAGTTCAACAACCAATTCTTATTTGTCGGTAAAAAGAACTTTTATTGCCAACAGTTCGTTGTCATCAAGTCAAATTAAAATAACAAGTCCAATTGGACTTCCATATATACCAGAACTAACAACAGAAGATGGTATTACAATAACAACAGAAGATGGAAAAATAATCCTATTGGGGTAATCAATGTCAACAGTAAAAATTTCACAGTTATCAGAAATAACACATTTAGATTCTAATACAGCCAATACTATAATGATTGGTGTTGATAAAGTTTCTGGAGTTACTGGTCAATTCACAGCACAAACGTTATCACACAGTTTGTTTGCCAACAATGTATTGAATGTTGGTAACAATGATATTGTTTTCCCTGGTGTAATTGGTCAATTTGTAGGAAACAATGCTAGTTATTTGCAAATTAACTTACAGAATAAAGATGGTGATGGTTCAGCTGACTATGTTGTTACATCTGATGTTGGAACAGATACGAAAAATTTTGTTGATGTTGGTATTGCTGGTTCAACATACAACTATCCTGGTTGGGACGCAATACAACCATTAGACTCTTATGTGTTATCGGTTGGTGATGACATGTTATCTTATGGTGGTAATTTAATTATAGGTTCAACACAACCAGGAACATATGTTAAATTCTTGGTTGGTGGATCAACTGCAAACGATTACTACGCAACACTTTCCGATGAAGGTTTAGAATTACTCAAAAGACCTATAATTTTTGCTGATGGTTCTACACAAAATTCATCAGCAAGTTTTGCAGAAACTTTTGCCAATGGTGCATTTGTAACTGCAAATTCCGGTTCAACTTTTGCTAATGCAGCTTTTGTCAGAGCAAATTCATCTTACGATTCACAAAATACTACTGCATCGTTTGCTAATGGTGCATTTACCAAAGCAAACTCCGGTTTCGCAACAGCAAACTCAGCAGCATCATTTGCCAATGGTGCATTTGTATCAGCAAATTCTGGTGCAACCTTCGCCAATGCGGCATTCACAAGAGCAAACTCTGGTTATGCTGCAGCAAACTCAGCGGCAGATTTTGCTAACAGTGCATTTACGAAAGCAAATACCGCAGTAACAACTGTTGCAGCGGCATATGACCATGCAAATGCCGCATATGGCTATGCGAATACTTCATTACAAAACACTTCTAGTATTGTTGTTGATACGAATTTGACTGTTCCTGGCACATTAACCATATCAGGAGCAATTTATGCAGCCAATACAATTAGAACTCCAAATATATTCCCAGGTTCTCAAACAGCAATCACACTTTCTTTCCAAAATTCTGGTTTAGTGAAAGCGAACATCGCAGCAGATTTGGCCATTACACTTGCATCTTTTGTTCCAGGAAAATTTGTTGATATGTTTATAACAAATACCACAGGCCAAGGAAAATCAATTACACACGGTTGTTCCGCAATCAATTCAACGGTCGGTGCAACAACATTTAATTTGGCGGCCACAAGAACAGCATATTTAAGATACACATCTTTCAATGATGACTTGGCAAATACTGTTGTTGCAATCACATATCAGTAATAAATAAATCATGGCAAATAAAAATTTACTCACAAGCGCATCAAAGGTTTCTCAGATAGACCTATTGTATTTTGCACCTGTTGCGGTGGTTCCACCAGCAATCACAACACCAATAAATTCATATTATTGTTTCTTATCTAAACCAACTCCTTGGCCAGATGAAAATAATCCTCCTGTTCCAACAGCAGATTTAAAAACTATAAAACAAATACAAAAAAATATCTTTGTTGCGAAACAAATAAAAACCAGTGATATTTGTCCTGTTATACAAAGAGTTGATTGGACGCAGAACACGGTTTATGATTATTTCCGTGACGATATTGATATGTTGGCCAAAGATGTTAATGGTTTTTTAGTTAAGACATTTTATGTAAAGAACAAATACGACCAAGTTTTCAAATGTTTGTGGAACAATAACGATGGTCCATCCACAAGAGAACCATACTTTGAACCAGGAACATACTCTGCCAACAGAATTTTCCAAGGTGACGATGGATATAAATGGAAGTTTATGTATACCATCGATACTGGTTTGAAATTGAAATTCATGGACAAAGAATGGATGCCAATTCAAGTTGGTTCAAACACACCAAATCCACTCATAACATCCGCTGGCGCAGGTAGTATAGATGTTATCAACGTTGTAGATGGTGGGTCAGGATATGACACCGTTAACGCCGTGGTGTATGTAACAATTACAGGTGACGGAGTAGGTGCAACCGCATCAGCAAACGTAGAACCATTGTCATCTGGTGGTTCTATACGTGACATTATTGTTGTTAATCCAGGTGGCAACTACACCTATGCCAATATTGCAATTACATCCGCAATTGGTAGTAATGCAGTTGTAACATGGGCAACATCACCAGTTGGTGGTCATGGTTTTGATCCAATATCCGAGTTGGGTTGTGAACACATCATGTTGACCGCACAGTTTGATGGCAATGAAAATGGTTATGTTCCAACAGAGATTGATTATCATCAAGTGGGCATCTTGGTTAATCCAACCACAAAACAATCTAATCCAGAACCAGCAAACGGAGTTATCTACAGCACAACGACAAACATAATCGTTGCACCAGGATCAGATTCAGGTTATACACCTGACGAATATGTTTATCAGGGAGCTGAAAATAATCCTACATTTTATGGAACAGTTTTGAATTTTGAGGCTGATTCCAATATGATTAGGCTCATAAATACAACAGGAACTCCATCAAATAACAGTCCAATATTTGGTCAATCGTCTAAAGTAACACGAACACTATTGTCATATAACACTCCAAATTTTGCAGTGAATTCTGGTTATTTGATTTATGTTGAGAACAGGGCTGGTGTTCAAAGAAGTGCTGATGGTATAGAACAATTCAGATTCGTATTAGGTTTCTAAGGGAAAAAAATGGCTTTAAATTTTAACGTTGATCCATACTATGACGATTTCGATGGAACAAAAAACTTCCACCGTATATTGTTTAAACCTGGTGTTGCTGTGCAAGCCAGAGAGTTAACGCAAGCACAAACAATATTACAAAATCAAATCACAAGTTTCGCTGACAACATTTTTAAACAAAACTCACCCGTTAGTGGTGGTCAGGTCACGACAAACTTTGATGTAAAGTATATCAAAATTCAAACAGAATACAACGGTATTGCTGTTGATGTTGAACAGTTCCAAAATAAATTAATTAGAAACGCAGACGGAACAATTGTTGCTAGAGTGTTGACCACGGCCGTAGCAACTGGAACTGCGGGTGAAGGTGATCCACCAACACTTATTGTTTCTTATAAAACAGGAACACACTTCACAGATAATGATATCATCTATGATGCAGACTCCAACTTGACTTGCCAAGCTATGCCAAGTGATGCGGTTGGTGATTCTTCAACTGCTTCAATCGCACAAGGCGTATTCTATGTTTTGGGTAACTTTGTTCAAGTTAATCCACAAACCGTAATCTTGGACAAGTATGGTAGTGTTCCATCAAGACGTATTGGTTTGGAAATTACAGAAACAATTTATGATTATGCAACCGACAATTCATTATTGGATCCAGCAGTTGGTGCATCCAACTATCAAGCTCCAGGTGCAGACCGTTATGTAATCAGTTTGCAACTATCTTCTAGACCATTATATTTTGGTGACGATGCTTTGTTTATTGAATTGGTCCGTGTTGAAGATGGTAGTGTATACAAAATGGTTGATGGTTC